CCAGAATGGCCTGGGCTCGGTTCTGTACGCCAACTAAACGATGGATAAAACTCGAGAGTTTTATCTCCCCCAAAAATTAGAATGCACTGGATATTTTTGGCGATCATCGCCTGTCTTGTGTTTATGGCTTCGTATAACCCGCGCACGGGAAATCTCACTAAATTTTTTGCCCCGGATGTTTCAGTAGAGGATGGAAAGCCCCCCTCGAGTCGGGCCCAGAGAAAGGCACAAAGCAATAGCGATACCGATGAGTAAAGTGAACGACGCCCTACACTTTTTGATCGTCCATGACAGACGGTACAGAGAGTGGACGTTCGTCACAGGCGGGTGTCGCCGACGCGAGGTCTATAATCCACTCAGGTGTGCGATTCGGGAACTCGAAGAAGAAACACGAGGGCTCATAAACTTAAAAAGGGGGTCCTACTCCTATTTTAAGTTTACTACAGATACCCCAGAACCTCGGGACGTTGAAGATGGCGTCGAGGTTCTGAATCACTACCACGTTTATGTGTTCAATTTGCCCATGTCATCTACAGAACATCGTCATATCATCAGAAGATTCATAGAAGAAAAGAAGAAAATGGAAGGATCTGAAGTTCCTTTTCGCAAAAATTACGATGAAAATGATGAGTGTCGCTTCGAAACTCTCGAAAGTATAGGCCGGTGTCCGAACCTTTGGCCTATGATTAGACGCCATGTCATAGGAAACCCTGAATTCACTCAGGCGATTGAGACGACCCACTGGACACCTTTTAATTTGAGGGAGTAACGAGTCCAGAGTTCCGCAGGAACTCTGGACGGCCCCGCGCCGTTCAAACTCTTTTAATTTCCTTCTAAAATTCAGATGACTCGCTCAAAGACAGAGTTGGCCACTATTCTCGTCAAGCTTCGTGGTGACGTCACAGACCCCAAGGAGTTTGAGCAGGAGACGGCGAGACTTGCAGGTGAAATGTCCTTGATGAAATTGTGTTATGAAATTCAAAAGGTTGAGGAGGAACGGGAAGCAGTTCCGGCGACCGCGACAGAGGAGCCGACCGTGACAGAGGAGGAACCTCCCAAGGAGGCCGTCCCTCTGACAACCGCGGAAGAGACCATAGTCGAGGAACTCAAGGCACCTGAAAAATCAACGACAAAGCAGAAACACAAGCACATTTTGTCATGGCTATTGGATTCGTCGAGTGATGAGGACGAGTCTTAGAGACTAAAGGTGTTGTTAAAGTAATGGTAGAACGATGGATGGTTCCCAAAGGCCCTGGAACTCATGTTCTGATGTCGGGTGGAATTTTGTACGTACCCCCGGAAGAAACCCTAGAGTTCTACCGAGAGTATATTGAAGCTATCAATTTAGGAACAAAATTGTATGTCGTCGAACAAAAGACGGAACTTTTCAGGTTTTTCGTAGACTTGGACTACAAGGCTGCGGACAAACTCAAGGATGAAGACCTCATTCAATTTTGTTCTATAATTCACAAGGCTCTTGAAACCTCGTCACAATGCGTGATTGCCCGTGCCAGGCCGAGATCAGTCGGTGAAGGCCTCATCAAGTCTGGGGTCCATATTCATTGGCCGGACCTAGTCGTGTCTCGGACTCAGGCTATGAATTTAAGAACAAAAATAGTGACGAGTCTGGCGGCCGACTTTCCTTTTGATTGGGACAAGGTTATTGACGCGTCAGTCTATGGAGGTTCGGGACTTCGGATGCTTTGGTCCCATAAGAAACCTACAGGAGACCCGTACGTTCCATGGCGATCCCTTGACGGGCGAGAGTTTGCCAAGACGCACGACGTGGATACTCTGGCCCTGTTTGCGATCCGTACAGAACACCACGATAAACCGTCGGAGATCATGTCGGACACGGGACCGCTTGAGGAGTTTATTCACCGGTACATGGAGGGTCAGGGGCGAGCTCACGTCAAAAAGGTTCAGCGGAGCGAACACAACGGATGGTTTGCCCAGACCGACTCTAAATTTTGTGAAAGAATTAAGAAGGAACACAAGTCGAATCACATATGGTTTCATATAGGATTTAGGCGGATTTCTCAGAGGTGTTTTGATGAGGAATGTGCCGAGTTCAAAGGGACGGAACATATTCTTCCGCCTTCTATAGTAGAGAAACTTGAAGATGTTGCTATTGTGGGTAGTCCTACTTCTAGTTTTCTTATGGATATTTTTCCCAATGGGACCTCAGTCCCGGTTCAAAAAGTACGAAAAGATGGTCCATCCCTATTCAGGTCTAGACCCGACAAACTGGGAAAGGTTCCTGGAAAATCTCCACACGTTTGTACAGTTGGCTTCGACACGGGTCGATGACGCCGCCGAGGCTTTGTACGCGGCGACAGAGAACGTCAAGGACCTTGGTCTCGGGCTTCGACGTGCCGACGACTCTGAAATTCAGGAAAAGCTCGGGGAGATTGCTTTTCAGCTGGGATATGAAGGTGAACTCATTTTGAACCAAAATGCAGTTTCTCAGGGGCTTTACTTCTTCCCACGTTACTTAAACGAATCGCTTATGGAATACCCAGAACATGCCGACACGCGCGACCCAGGGCCAGTCAGAAGCCACGGGCAGTAGCCCCAGGGTTACGGAGGAACCTCCTGTCCTTCCCCCCACCGAGCAGATTCAGGCCCCACCCCCAGAGACGCGCACGCGTTCGGGGCGCGTTTCCAAGCCACCCACTCGTTACGAGCCAGTGGAGCAGGTCGAGGACGACTACGACCCAGAAGATTACGATACCGAAGACCCTGATGACGTTTCAGAGGATATCGAAACAGATGCCGAAGATGAGGAAGATGATGAATCTGACGCGGATGATGATGGAAATTTGGATGGATTTGTTGTACCAGATAAAAGTGAGAGTGACGTAAGTGACAGTGATGGAGAACCTGCCGTTCCTGTCGCAAAGCGCCGAGCCGTCGTCAAGAAACGCCCCGCCACCCGAGCCTGAGCCGCGCCGCGCATGGACTCCGCAGCAGGATTTTGATGAGCAGCCGCCGCCGAGACGTTTTGTTCCCGCGTTTGAACCGCGTCAACAGAACATCTTCGAGTCACTCAAAGAGAATCAGGTTGCTCTTATTCTGATTGGTATCGTTATTGGTGTTCTTATTATGAATATGAGACCTATTATTGTAAATCCTATGAAAAGTTAAAATGGATACAAGGGTGCGTTTTTAACGTAGTCATCGTTTCCTACAAATTTTCCGATTGGACCCACGCGGTTCACGTACACATCCTCCTGTAATATCCCCATCCAGGGATTTACACGAGTTTGATCCGCTGGTTCCATCTGACGGAAAACGTCAAATTGTGAAGGAGATTCCACGGGTGGGGGAGGGCGCGACATGACAGTTCGAGAAATAGTTATATAAAGAACGAACCCAACGGCGAGAACTGCTGCAATTGGTGCAATGTAACCCCGTCTCAAAAGATACAGACTAGTGAATATAGTCATAGAACCAGCAATTGCCACGAGGGCAAGTTGCCACGTGGGAAGTGCTGTCAAAAAATCCATCGCGTTATCTATTATTTATGAAAGTTTTTTACTCAGCGGGCTGATCTGGAACGTCGTCGTCACCTGCCGGGGTGGTCTGCTCTGCAGACTCCTCGTCACCCTCGGTGATGGAATCGATCTGAACAGCCGGGAGCTTGCGCTCCTCGATAATCTTGCTCACGCGCTCGTCGGCCATTGCCACCAGCTCCGCAACCGTCTTGTCTGGGAACTCCTTGCGCAGCTCCTCGACAACCTCCGCAGGGTGGGGAATCGGGGGGACGTCCGGCTTGGTGTAGAACTTGGAGTTCTCATCGGAAGGATCGATGAATGGGTAAGGACCTGGCTGAGGCTGTGCCATCATGTCACGCTTACGCTTCTCGAACATGGAGGCTGCCGCGCTCTGGTTGGCACGGTACTTGGTCATAATCTCCTCCAGCTTCTCATTCTGGTAGTGCACGTCCTCAATCTGATCACGGTCTGGGGGAATCAGCAGCCACTTGTACATGTCCACCACGTAAATGTCCACGAGAGCATCCTCCTTCTGGAGGCGCTTTGCGTGGCTCGCCGCCTCGTCACGGGTCGAAAAGCACCCGCGAATCTTCATGCCCAGCTTCTCATTCTTCTGGGGCTGATCTGGACCAACAAAGGAAATGCAAGCAAAGTACTGTCCTGGAACCGTCAGATAATCCTGCTCGAGAGAACCCATTGAAATAACTAAAGCTTTATTTTTTAAGCTCTAAACGCGATTCAAATTCAAAAATTCGTGTCATGTCACTGGATAAGGTTGTGAAACGTTGAAGGATCAACCAAACATGGAAGCTCTCAGAAGGCTTCATAATCAGTGCAAACGTGACCATATCACGAATTGGGTCAAGCGTGGAGACCACGTTCTCGACTGTGGTTGCGGAAGAGGAGGTGACTGGCACAAATGGAAAGCAGTCGGCGCGACAGTTTACGCTATAGACCCAGATGGCGAGTCACTTAACGAGGCTGAAAGCCGTGCCATCGAAATGAAATTCGGGGTCTGGTTTCTAGGCACGGGAACAATCATACAGGCGGCTTTTGCGGGTCCATTTGACGTGGTGTGTTATAACTTTTCAATCCACTACATAATGGATGACCTTGAGAAATCCCTCAAGGCGATCGAGTGTGCGGTAAAACCCGGAGGGCTTCTGATCGGCATCACACCTGAGAAGTATAATGCAGTGCGTATGTGCGATCCTCATGGACACTATGAAGATCAACTAGGAAATACCTTCGACGTTTATCAAGGTGGTCAACGACTCTTGGTAAAGTTGACAGACGGTCCGTTTTATGCAGATGGAGCGCGTGATGAACCACTTTTGGACGGGGAGTTGTTGAAGGACGAGTTGAAAAAACTGGGATTTGACCTCGTGTTCTGGGGACCGATGCTTGCAGAGCCGAACGGGCTCATCTCGGACCTTTATTCCAAGTTTGTGTTTCGCCGCAGAGAAA